CAAAAAACATTTCAGCGGTTTGTGGCCTAGCTACATATTCTAAAAAAAATTCATTGGTTGGAGCATCATCCATATGAAACTTAGTCATTCCGTGTAAAGCTCCATTAGATCCTTTTCCTCCTACTGTTCCAGAGATGTCATAACTATCACAACCAAAAGAACCAAGGTGTTCATTACCAGGATAATACCTTCCATTTCTTTGTTCCTTCTTGTTTTGTAATTGTTGTTTTGGAAGCCAACTAACTAAAAATCTTCCATTTTTATTTGGACTCCATATTACTCTAGAATCTTGGACACCATTCTCCCAAAAGAAACTACCTCTTGTTAAATACCTTGCTTTAATTAAACCATCATTATAATCTATTTGTTGGTATAACTTAGTTAAGTTAAATAAAGATTGTTTACTTTCATCTCTAAATGCGTGAGACTCTGTTCTAGGAAACTGACGATAAAATTCATTAAGTGCATCAGCATCATTTTTTAAAGACTCTACTTCGTTCTCCCAATAATTGATAGCTCCAGTATTAATATTCTCTCCATCGTTTCCTTCAATAGGTTTGTCTGGAGTATTTAAAACAGGCATACCATACTTATCTATATATCCTTCAAAATTCCATTCCATAGGAATAAATAAAGAATATAAACCAGACTTAGTTTGGCCGTTGGCATTCCTTGATTTAGTATCTGAATCGTAGTATAGCTTTTTAAAATTAGCACCACCTTTATCTAATGCGTTTGACGTGGAGCCCATCATACATTTGCCAATAATTTTACTACCTAATCTCAAACAAGTTTTTGTTACACGCCAGTTATTTAGTATGTTCTCAGGCTTTTCCCACTTACCACTTTCATCGTGAATAAGTAGTTGTAGTTTCTCACCATCATAAGAGTTGTCAGAAGTATTGCGCCAATCTATAGTGGTGTCTAAACCTTCAAGTTCTTGATTATCACTAAGATACATATTTCTTTTAGTAATCTTACTAGCAGGAACACGATAAGATAATTCTGTCTTTGGTTTATCCATACCGTCTTGAATAGGTTTAAAAAAGAATGGATAATTATTAGATATAGGAACTATTTTATCTGTAAACATTTTTTTGGCATCAGTACCCGTTTTAGATAGTACACCTACTCTAGCATCTTTAGATATGGTAGCTGTATTAACTGTTTCTGCTGATCCCATAAATGAAAAACCAGAACGTCTTATTTTTAAATAACACATTCCAAAACTTCTTTTATCTGCTTTACAAGCTTCCCAAAATAAAAAGAATATTCTATTGGCTTCCCTAAATTCAGGATGACCTACATCAATTTTAGTCCATTGTAAATAACAATAATGAGTACCTGTAATATAAATAGGTATATTATTATTATCAAACCAAAAACCTTCTTCTCTTCTATCAAACTCTTGCTCTATATAATTTACCCAAGCGTCTTTAAATGAAGACGGCATTTCATTCCATTGAAATATAGACTTTATTTTAGATAGTGCTTTGGGATACTCAAAAGGTTGCCAACATTTTTCTTTATTAGAGTAACACTTAGATGGTGTTTTAGGTAGTCCTACTTTTAGTCCTTGAATCTCATAAATGTCACCTAGTGTTCCATCTTTAGAAATAACTACAATATCATACTTTTCATTGTAACCATACTCCCAGTTTTTAGCTTTGTTTTTCTTAGCCATAGCTGTTTTTGGTACAATATCCTGTACGACTTTATATAAACTATTTCGATCTTCTCTCTGCAAATCCTTGATTAGTACTAGTTTTGTTCACACTGTTTAAAGCCTCTTCTTCTGCATCAATACGATTTAATATTTCAAACGCATCAAATATGGCTAGTTTTTTTGTAGCTGCTGCATTTTTTAATCTGTCTGCTGCCAGCTCATCATCTGGGTCAGGTTTAATAATCTTTTCTTCAGCTACTTTAATTAGTTGGTCTACTGCTTTTCTACCTGCTTGAATTATTTTTAATTTAATTTCTTTACTCATAACGTCATTGTTATATTCTTAGATTTCATTCTGTATAGTGTTTGATCATCTATTTTAAACTCATACTCTGACTCTGGTTTAAAACAAACTTTATCTCCTTTTTTAACACCTAATTCAGTAAGTATATCGTTAGTAACTTCAATGGTTCCTGTGAGTGGTTGATAAGTATCATTATTAAATATAACAGATTTTTCTTTAGAAGATGGTTTTACAAAACAATAATCTAAATGTGACTTCCATTGACCATCTTGCTTGTACATAAAAAACTGAGTAGGTTCTACTATAAACAAGTTGTCTTTTAAAAAACTTCTACCACTTCTTTCTCTGCCTTTCATATCATTATAATACTTAAATACATTGTGGTGAACAACCAATATATCTCCTACTTTTACCTCACCATCATAGTTTATTGGAGTACATACTACATTAGCAAAACGATTAGATGCAGTATGGTCTTCTTTAGAAGAACTAGTAATAAAGTCAACATCTCCTATTTTTTTTACATTATCGTACCTGGTATTTTTTACTGGTGTCACGATAAAACCAAAAGGTGACTTCATACTAAAAGTTAATATTATATTCTACAGATACGGGAATGGTTGCATTAAAACTTTTCCAAAGAACAATTTCATTGTCTCTAATAATCCAAATTTTAAAACAGTTTTTTTCTTGTCTTATATGATGTATGGTATAATTACCTCCTAGAACATCTTGTCCAATAAGGTAGTGCATTGCCCCAGACTTATAGTCAGGACCAATTGATATTTTCCTAATTTCCATTTCATTTGATTTTAAATATTTTTAGGTATAATAAGGGATATATCGTGAAGTGCCATCTCCGTTAATTTCTATTTCAATATATCCTGTTGGTGCTTCGGTATCTACTGGTGTGCCTGTTTTTACTGGATATGAACTACTTCCTAGAGCAGTTCTGTTGTTTGTAGTAGCGGCTCCTCTTCCTATTGCAATACCAGCACTTGATCCTGTTGCTTGAGCTCCATCTCCAATAGCTATAGAACCTGTACTTACTATAGTATTTTTTCCTATTGCAATACCAGCATTAACATTATTAGCATTAGTGTCAGCGCTTGTTCCTAATAGTACATTACCAGCTCCTGTGGTTAAAGTATCTCCAGAATCTGCACCTATTAAAGTATTAGTACCTCCTGTTGTTACACCTAATCCTGCATTTGTTCCTATTAATGTGTTACTTGATGCTGATGTGGTAGCAAACCCTGCTCCTTCACCTACTGCAGTTGTTTTAGTAGGAGTTCCAACTAATCCACTAGGAGCTCCATTTCCAATATACATTGACGCATCGTTAGTAGATGATGAAAAAGATACATTAGATAAATCTCCTATAGAAGAAGATCCAGTTATAGCGCCTGTTCCATTTCCTTTTAATACACCTGTAAGAGTAGTAGCACCCGTACCACCTTTATCCACTCCTAAAGTTCCAGTAATATTAGAGGCATTAACTGTTGCTGCTGTCCATCTTACTCCTACACCTTCTGCAGAAGCTGCGGTTAAAACGTGACCATCAGTACCTACAGCTAATGCAGCAGTTGCACCTGCTTCACCAACTAACATTGTTCCTTTAACAGCTGTGTTTAAAAAACTAATAGAACTTCCATTTCCTATCAGTACATTTCCTGTGGTTAAGGTAGTAGCTCCTGTTCCTCCGTCTGCAACAGCTAAAGTTCCTGTTATTGAAGAAGCTCCTAAATCTACTGCTAATTCTGTTGATTCTATAACTAAACCACCATTAGCTTTTAAGTCAGTACTAAATTCAGAACCTGTTAATTCTAAACCATCTCCTGCGGTATAAGGGGTTCCTGATCCTCCAGCACCCCATTCTAATCCAGTTGCACCTGAATTAACTTTCAACACTTGACCTGCTGTTCCAATAGACGTTAACCCAGTTCCTCCATTTGCTGTTGCTAAAGTGCCACCTATAGTAAATGTGCCTGTTGTAGTTATTGGACTTGTTGTGTCACTTGTTATAGTAAGACCTGTTGTTCCACCACTTAACCCAACACTAGTAACTGTACCTGAACCAGATCCTGCATACAAATTAGCTATACTTTGTAAAGTAAAAGTCTTAGTTTCTTTAGATGATGCATCAGTACCTATTACATAATCTGTACCTGCAGGGCTTCCTTTAGTTGGGTAGTTAGTAGTGTTACTTATTTTAGCCATTTTCTTTTTGTGTTACTGTTCCGTGTTCTAAGTTAATTACAGAGTTTTCTCCGTATTTCTTTATTAATTCGTTTTCAAGTGATTCAAATTCAACTCTTATTGAATCGACTCTTTTAAGAACTGAATTTTTTTGTATTGCCAGTTCTCCTAATTGTACTTTAAGTGATTGAAACTCTGAGTTTAAATCTCTCAAAGATTTTAATTCTTTTTCTTCTAATTTCATTTAATTTAATTTATATTTACAAAGATAATCATTTTCTTCTTGATGCTGAAGAACCATAGAAATAACCGAAAATACTCAACACGATTCCCTCTGTTACTCCGATTAAATGAATCCAAATTTCTTTGTTATGCTCAGGAACCTGTAAGTAAACAATGGCATAAACTAAGAAAGAAAAACAAGTCAAACCAACCAAACCTGTTAAATTAAACATTAAGTCAAACTTACCTGTTTTTGCTAACTCTACTTCTCGTTCTCTAGCTGAGTCTCTATCATCTACTTCTAATTTGTAAAGCTCTACTACTTGCTGATGAATTTGGTCTTTTTCTTCTGGTGTTAAATCAGGGTCTTTACT